AAACGACTTCGTGCGCGTGCTTAGCACGCAGCGACAGCTGAAATGGATCGCGCCCGGGCCACCCGCCCACTCGTGCGTGTGGTTGATCGGCTCTTGATCATGCAGCGAATACTCGTGCAGGTCGCGCATCGCGCACAGCAGGCACGTATGCGAGTCCAGCGTGGACAGCCACACCAGGCACTCGATCAAGTCCGCATTCTGCTTGAACGATGCCAGCCGCGCGGCATTGGCCACGGCCTGCACCGAGCTGTGGACCAGCGCGCGCGCATTGGCAGCCGACACCTTCAAAATGCCCTGCTCGCCTGGCGCAACCGGATCTGGCGCGGGCGCGGGTGCGGGTGCCTTGGCGGTCGGCGCTGCCAATGCCGCTGGCGCGCTTGGCGCCCCGGCCGGCATCGGCGGCGCGGTAGGCGTGCTCGGCGCCAGATCGGCCGCCTTTACGCTCTTGCCAAGCACGCGCGAGACGATCTGCGATGTCGTTTCGCCCTGCGCCGCACCGAGCCGCACCTGGCTTGCAAACCGGAATTGCGTATCGAGCGCCTGGCGCTTCCACCAGTCCGCCGACGATGCGCCCTTGATCAGCGTATCGCCTACGAGCTTTTCCAGATAGTTCGCTGGCGGTAGCTTCGCGCCGAGCTCGATCTTGAGGCCCTGCGTCAGCACCTTGGCCGTGTAATCGGCCTCGATGCGCACCATGCCCGTCAGGTTGCGCGCCAGCTCAGCCTGCATGCCGGCGTAGTGCGACGAGATAATAGAGTTCGACTCGCGCAGCAGCGCGCCAAGGCGTTGCTTGCCGTAGGCTGACACCTCGCCCTCGTTGAGTTTGGCCGTCAACTCCTTCGACATCGCCGTCATCAGCACCAGAATCTTGCCCTGCACATCGGCCGAAAAGCGAAGCAGGTTCAGGGAATGCACGAGGAACATCTCAGCAATCCACTCTTCGAGTGCGCCCATCTATGCACCCATCAGGTCAGGCGTTGATGACAGGATGCGTTCTTGCTCCGACTCCCATTCCAGATCCGGCGACAGGATGCCACGGCGTTGCAGCTCGTTGAAGTACGTTTCGCCCGAAATACGGCCGTTCGACACGCTCTTGAACAGCAGCTCCGCGCTGGCCTCAGCCAGGGTTGCGGCGCCAAAGTCCTTGAAAATGGTGATGTGGCCGCCTTCTGGCTCGCTTACCCATTGCGCCATCAGTTGCAGCGCTTGGTCGGCGGCATCCTCGACATTGCCGACGATCTTCTGCAGCGCACAGGCGCCCTGCTCATTGTCGGCCAGCGTCTGGCTTTCGGTGATGTTGCCCGGCTTGATGACCAGCAGTTCGGCGCCAGCCTGACGCATGCGGTCTTCCAGGTCGAGAATGGACATCCGGCCTGCGTCGATGGCCTTGCCGCCGTGCTCAACGAATTTCAGGTCACCGTCCGGCGAATCTGACTTGACCGCGCTGCCGGCGCCGACCGTGATCGGTCCGTCGCCCAGCTGCCGGCCGAAGAGGATGGGCACGCGCGCGACGTGCAGGATATTCTGCTGGTCGCTCTTGCTTTGCCAGTGCTCGACGTTGCTGTGCGCCAGCTCCAGCAGCGGCGGCGTGGCCTGCATATAGCCCAAGCGCTTGCCGTAAACCGGCACGAATGCAATGGTTTTGAGGCTGGTAATGCCCTCCTCGTACAGCGCCCAGTCCTTCTTGCCGTTCACGTCGACCTGGCGCCAGGTCTGCCATATTCCACGCCCCAGCACGCGCACCTGCTCGATTTCCTTGCTCTCGAACTCGCCGTCAGGCTCCGATACCGTCTCCAGCAGGCGCAGTTGCGTAAGGCCCTGCAGGCTGGTCGCGCTTTTCGGCAGCCAGCCCAAGATATTCTGCACATGTACCTGCACAAAGTACGGGCGCACGCCGGCGGCCTCTTCGTCGGCCTTGGTGACCAGGTTGCCGGCCTTCGGGAAATCTACCAGGATGCCGGCGAAACCGTAGCCCATCGCCTCCTGCGTAATCTCCGACAGGAAGCTGTGCAAGTCGCGCCCGGCCAGGTCGACGTTCTGCAGCCAGGGCTTCATACGCTCGGGCACGTCCTCGCCCAGCGTCACGGGCTTGCTGAACGGCTTGGCCGACAGCACGTCGATGGTGCGGGCGTAGGCCGGGAACAGCGTGGCCACGGCCAGGCGCAGCTTGTAGGAAGCATCCTCCTCGCCTGGCCACTGCGGCAAATAGGTCTTGCCAGCGGCGCGCATGGCCTTGGTGCCGCCCAACAGCGCCGCTACCAGTGCGGCGTCTTCGTTCAGCGCCGCGGCCTCGGCAGATTGTTTGCGGACTGAGTGAGTCATGGAAATCCTTGTTGTTACATGCGCAGCGGCGACACAGACGCACCGCCCTTCACTATCGGGTACCGCTTCACGAGGAAATACCCGTTCGCATCGTTCGGGTGGTCGTGGCCTGACTTCTTATCTGGCTGGCCATCGGCACCCCACACCTGCTGCTCCAGCGCCTCGGTAGTCGTTGGGCAGGTGTCGGTGTTGATCTTCCAACGGCGCACACCGTCAGCGTTCAGGATCATCGCGTTGTAGGCATTGACCCGGTCCCGCACGGCTGGATTGGCATAATCGACCTCGATCTGGAAGCCCGCCGCGCGCAGGATCGACAGATCGGACTCGCTCGCGTTCTTGCTGCTGGTGTTCTGGCCAGACGCATCGGGGTAAATCTTCACCTGGTGGCCCTTGTCCTTGAAATCCTCTTTCAGGATTCTGGCCATGGCCGGCGTGTCGCGCACCTTCACGCGCTCGGCCAGTGTCAGCGGCAGACCCTCCCGCACCACGTTGATGCACGCGGTCATGTTCTGGACGTTGAAGTCCAGCCCCACCTGCAGCGGCTCGCCCGGCAGGATGATCTGCGTCGAGCGATTTAGCACGCGGTCGAAGTCCGGATACACGCTGCCGCTGGTCAGGTTGGTGAACTTGCCGCGCAAATACGCATCAATCAGCGCTGGCGGATAGCTGGCCAGCAGCGACGGTATGTAGTCGGCTGGCAGGTTCAGCTCGTTGTCGAACGTGCTGGCCTGAATCAACCCGTACAGCGAAGCCAGGGCAGGCTTGTCTCGTATCGCCTTCACAAACTGCTGATAAACGAACTTGAAGCCCTCCGGCGTCGTCGTCACGTCGATGCCGTTGAGCAGGCCCGGCACGTTGTAGCGCATCCAGGCCGTCTGCGCCTTGAGCATCGGCATCACGTCCAGCTCGTCAATTAGCGCGTGGCCGATCTTGAAGCCGACGATGGTTTCCGGCTTTTCCATCGAGCGGCAGATGACCGTGCCGCGATAGAGTCGGCCTTCATATACGTCGACCTCGTGATTGCCTGTCTTCACCTTGACCCGCAGGCCCATCAGATAGGCCACCTCTTCGATGGTCGGATAGAAAATGTCCCGAATCTGTGGATAGGTCGGCGCAAAATACCCCTGGCTGATGCCTGGCCACTGCCAAAAGTGCATCAACATCCCGGCGCAGCCCACAAACGTCTTGCCCGAGCCGAACCCGGCAACGTACGCCTTGTACTTATGCGGGAGCATCAGGAACTGCGATTGCGGGACGTTCAGTTCAAGCTGGATCGTCATGGCGCTTCGCATCCTTCACGCCGATTTGCACAACAACCGGCGTTGGCTGCTGCTGGTCGGCTGGGTCGGACTTGTTCTTGTTCACGTAGATATCACCAACTTCCTTGGCAGCCTGCTCGATCACCGCAACCGCCAGGGCAATATTACGCATACCCTCTGCCTGTTGCGCCATCCTTGCCAGCGCGCGAAGACGAAAGGCGCGGCTTGCAATTGGAATATCGGCCACCTCTTCGCGGAACTTGGCGCGCGTGTCATTGAAGACTGTGCGCCACTTCAGGCTGAGATTGCGGCCAACGTAGCAATTCGGGTCGTATGCAGCCACCTGCTGGCGCACCACATCAAGCCCAAACTCCTCTTTTACTGCTTTCGACACCTGCGTCGGCGTGTCGAAACAGGCCAGCGCTTGGACGATGAACAGCTTCACCTCGTCACGTAGTGCTGCCATAAGTTGCCATCCGGTAAAAGTCGCGTAAAACTATGCGACCTTGAGCAGACAGGTGCCGCACGCCCTCGCGATGTTGATCTTTGCCACCTCCGGGGTGGCGTTTGCAGCGGCGACCAGCTGGGCCAGTGCGCCGTCGGGGTGGCCAATGCCGTAGCGGCGGACCACACCGACAAATTCTTCGACATCGTGTCCTTTTATCATCAGCTTCGGCATGCCGTCCCTGGTGAATGCTGGCGATCCGAATTCATCCAGCTCCTGGCCGATGTGGTAGAGCTCGTGTTCCACCAGGGCGGCGAACTCGACATCGCTGCAAGTCAGGCAGTAGCTGGCATCCAGGGTGATCAAGTAATCCGGTACCGCGCCGAACCAGTCGCACATCTGTTGCTGCTGGCGGCCTTTCTGCCACGGCCCACAGCGGAACGTGACTTCCTCGCACTGGCCAATGACCGTGCGCCCTTGCTTGGCGAAGCTGCCTGGCGCCCAGAGGAACTGCAGGCTGCAGCCCTCCAAGTGCGCGTGATCCTCATTGTGGAGCGCGCCGCCTTCGGTGAGGATGGTTGCGCGCACCCAGGCAAGAACCTCTGGCGCGGGAGCGTAGCGGCCGGTCAGCGGGTCGGCGAATTCTGGCGGCGGCATCGGGCGGCCGGTGCCTGGTGCTGCGGTCTGCTTGCGAGTCATGTCAGGGCGCCGCCTCAACCGACAGCTGGACAGGCGGCATGGTCGCGCCCAGTACCCACAGGGCCAGCACGCCGCCAGCGCTCAGCACGGCCAGCTCTTCGGCGGTCGGGCGCCAGTACGACACCACAGCAGGCAGGTCGCCCACGTGCGTGCGCGTGATCGGCAATGCGCTGCAGGGCAGCTCACCCTGGCTCCAGCCCGCAGGCGCGCCCAGCACGGCATTGTTCGATGGGTGTTGTATTTTATTCATTTTGCGCAGAATCAAGCGTGGCATTGATCCACCTCAACGAAGTCTCGCGCTGCGGTGGCATTGTTGTCGCTTTACTAGCGAGGTATTGTGCAAGCACATCCATCGACAGGATCCCGCTCGGTCGAAGAGCGGGACGAAGAGATCGCCCGAATAATCATGGCTGCGCGAGACATCGTGATGCACGAAGGCCTGGCCGCTGCTGAGCGATATCTAGCCCTTTTCCGCGTTGACCGCCCGACGTTGCAGCGCGTCTTCTGTGAGCTGCAGAAGACCCGGCGCGTAGGCCGTTGAAACATCACCGCCTTGGCCAGACGAGCCGCGATGGTTTGCGGTGGAACCTTCAGGCTATCGCACGTCGATGACTGCGCCCGTTTTTTGAGCCTCTACCGCTGGTGCGCGCCGGAAGATCGCAACCTGCAAAGTTAATGCAAAATTAACATTTGGCAATAATCACCTGAGCGCATACAATAAATCCTCAAGCTCATCAGTAGCACTTTCTGCGATGCCTATCCAATTGGAGTTGAAATGGGCAAAAAGTTTCCTCCAGCGTATGTCTTTTGTTATACGGAACGCACTTTAGAGGCCATTAGAGTGGCAAAGCTTCACTTAGGCTTGCGCTTCCCGATCGATGTCAAAAACTCAGCGCCACCTTTCGACTGCCGATGTGTTCGCGCTTGGGCCACGAGTGGCGGCGAGAATTTCTCATTTGAAAATGGACCTGCGCTAGCCATAGTTACAGTCGCCTATGGCGACATCGTAGCTCACATCGAAAAGGTTGCACTATTCTCCGGCTCTGCGCAAATTCCCGTTCCGAGCTCTGGTCCCGCAGCAAATCTGCGAAACGAACGGCACGAATTTTCGATATAGCAGCATTACTGGAGATTTCTGTTGCTCATGTCTAAAAAGCACATCAGCGCGGATATACACATAAACTGGATTTCGTCAGCTGTCTTTACGTACAGTGTGACTTCTAAGCGCTATCAGAGCTTTCTTTGATCAACTGTGCGCGAACTCGCTTTGCAAATCGTTAAATGGCTGTAACCTATGCCCTAACGCTCCTTCGCGACATACCCAGCCATTGTGTGGACGCCAATAACCCGGCCGAACCACCGCCGGCGCCCACTCATCGACATGAGTGCGGCCTACGAAAGTTTCCACGTGAAAACCGCCTGCAGTGCCCGTCGAGTACTCGTTGTTGATGACAACAATGATGCTGCCGACTTGATAGTTGAACTGCTGCAAATCTACGGTTTCGATGCCATATCTACTTATGATGGCGCAAGTGCACTTGTCATAGCTGACAAGTTCATACCCAACGTTGTGTTTTGCGATATTGGCATGCCTGGCATGGATGGCTATGAGGTTGCTCGTCAAATGCGCGCATCACCTGTTCTAACCGACACACATGTCGTTGCACTTACCGCGATGAGCAATGAGTCTGCTCGGGAAAACGTGATAGACGCAGGCTTTCACATGCACCTAATAAAGCCAGCTTCGTTTGAGGATATTTTGCTTCAAGCCAATTTTTCTCGCCCACTTCGTTGACGCTATCGCGACCTCCTTCGTCGGGTCGCCTTTCCAAAACAGCCTTAATCGCTGTCCAATTCAAGCATGCGCTGGAACTGCCGCACCACATCAGCGTCGAGCTGGTCAATGACCTCTTGATGCGTGGGCGGCTCGGCCGGCGCGATATCGGCAACGATTGCGGCGACCTGGGCGGGGCTACGGCGCCAGCCCAGGCGGCCGAGCAGGCTTGATGCGGTCATGATCGCCTCGTTTCATGGCGCCAGAAAACAGAAAAGCCCGTATCGCTTACGCGTCGGGCTTGG